ATCAACTGACTTGTGGCAGGGAGGTTGGAGGCGTACCACTTGTTGGTAAAGACATCGACCCCTTGGGAGTGGTGGAAGCGATTGGGCTGGGAGTCCTTGCGGTCAACGAACAACTGCCCTGAACCCATTGACCAGTCGTCGAACTCGCTGCGCCATAACCCCTGAGGGTTAATCGAGGACTCGCCTGGTTGGTTGGTTATGTCTGTGGCGTCACGTTGGGCTGGGATAGATGATTGACGATCAGAGTCTCTACGTCCAAACTCAAAGGACGTGTCGATCATGAACGGGTGTCCGCCTATGGCACAGTCGTACGTCCCAGGAACTTCGGCAGAGATTCCGGAGCTACCCCATAAGAGCGGGTCATCGAAGGCGGCGAGTACACCCACTTATCTTCCGGCCTGTTGACCGAACTGCGCTTTGAGAATCGAGGCCGCAGCGTTGATGCGACGTTCTCTCAGAGCCAGTGTCTGGGCGATAGAGTTCATCACCGCCCCCGGCGGGACTTCTGTTCCCCTGCGGTTGTCTGGCTCGGAGTCAATCTGATTGCGCTTCACTTCACGCGGAGCGACTAAGGCGACTTCTGCCCCGAGCGGAGGTAGGTCATACATGAAATCAGGTACCCCAGCGACTGTCGTGGCATCGTCAGTCAGGTTCACGAACGGGCTAAAGAACGACTTGTAGGTAACCCTGAACGGCAAACCTGGAAACCCGTCTGTATTCAGTCGAATCGCGTTACCCGAGGGGAAGTCCGTGGTGTCAGCGTTGGAGGTGACGGTCCACTTTCTGCGAGGAAGCGGAACCCAGGTAGCAATCGGGTAGGGAATTTTCTGCTGGATGCTGAGGATACTCTTGGCACCCCCAATGAACCCTGTCGCTCCCGCCATGTCGTACCCAACTGTCGCGGGGTTGTAGGAAATCTCGATGGAGTTGACGGCGTACAGGCCATTCTCTGGAGCGCATAAGTCGTTCAGGTCATCGTTGATCGCGGTCATGATGTCGAAGGCGGTGAAGCGTGGGTTCAGATACACCAATGCGCCTGCCGTGTGATTGGCTTCTAGCGAACCTAGATACCCAGGAACCACTGTCGCTGTCGTCCCGTCAACTGCTTGGATGTAGAAGATCTCCAGGTCCACCGAAAGAACCGAACCAGGCTGGAGGCTAGAAAGAATCGTCCCGGCTGGGTCAGTCAAAAGCATGGACGTTCCACCAGCTGTGAAATTCGCATTAAGGACCAGAGCCGGGACCTGTTGCCCCGGCTGAATGCGCCGAAACACCTGCGAGATCATCGAGCCAAGCGTTGCCACTACGTTTCCTTCGGAATCGGTAGGGCGTCAAGTTCTTCCAGACTCATGGGGTGACTGTTCAATTTTTGTGAACAGGTCGGACACGTTGAGTGGGCACCGCTGTACTGGGGGATGCGTTCGTATTGCTCGGGAGTCAGTCCTGATTCCAAGAGCGTCAGTGGAACGCCAGCACCATCAGCGCCCTCATTCACCAGCATGTTCTGAGGCAGGCAGGAGATATCTAAGTGTCCGCCATCAAACAGGACGCGCTTTACATCTGCCGGTTCCCAGTAATCCCTACCTGGCTCGAGGATGTACTGAAGACCACCGACCTCAAAGAATCTCGGGGAGTTGACCCTGACCAGATACCGCCTAGCGACAGGCTCAACCCAGTCAACGGGTTCTACGTCAGGGAGTTCTAGGTTCTCTCGGCCTATGGCGTCAAGGTATCGCTCTGCCGTCGCGTCCCAGGTGAACACTCGACCGACGACTTCGGCATTGACCCTGGCGCGAAAGACTGCTTTGTCGTAGTTCAGGTAGGCGTCCTCCATCGCCTCGCAGAGTTCATCGAAGTTAGGTTCCCACCACGAACCCGCTGGACCGTGGTGAAACGATTGCGGAGGAGTCTCTTGCAATGTCCAGCCCAACGGGTACGTGATGAGATCTCCATAGGCGGCGTGTCCGTGTGCGTTGGTGGCGATGGTCGGACATCCTTGCGCCATTGCCTGCAAGGGACGTAGGCCGAACCCTTCACCCCTAGACGGTTGTACGTAGACGTGAGCCATTGCGTAGAGGGCGCGTTCTTCCTCGTCGTTCAACTTGCCCGTTATCAGATGTATGCGCTCGTCCTTTGGAAACTCACTGGCTTTCGCGGAGTGGACGAACAACCTCGGCGCAGGACCGTCAGGAATGCGCCCGTCGAATACCTTGCGGAAGGCATCGATCACTAACTCAGAGCCCTTTCGATGCCCCCCGCCTGATATGAAAAACGTAAAGTGCTCAGCATCCAAGGTGGGACGAGGGACAGGGTACCACTGGGTTGGGTCGATTCCAAGGGGTACGTACTTCACGTTGTTGTGGTAACGGGAAAAGAGTTCCTGGTTCTGTTCACTCGGGACTACAACGGTGTCGAAGACATCGAGAGATTCACGGAATGGCTCGGGGAAGAGCGTGGATTCAAACATCGTCAAGAGCGATGTGGTTTGACCGCGCCAGTGTCCCCTGTAATGGCCCGGGGTGGACAGCCACGCGACATGACCGCGCACCCCAGATTTACCGCCAACATGCGGAATGAACTTCATCGCGCCTGACTGCTGAGGGTTCGGCAAGTCATCAAAGACCTCTACGCCAGAGCGTTCAATGGCCGCAGCCATCTGGACGCCCATCCTCCCGTACCCCAAATTATTTGAATGTACGTACAATAAGTTAAGGCTTTTCACCTGGTCACGCTGGGCGTAGGAAGTCATGGTCATAGGGGAGCCTGCGCTTCGGTCATGCGACTTTCCATTTCCTTACGGATCCCTGGTTTCATTATCACACTATGTTCAACCTCAAACTTGGAACTGGCCTGGGCTTCAATCTCCGCGGAGCCAAAGACGTTGCGGGGCTGTAGTCCCTGGGAGCGTAACCGTTTATAAGCCTCCATAGACCGCCCGCGCTCCTTCTCGGTGAAGCGGTGTTGACCGGCGTCAATCCCTTGTAGTTGAACCGACTTCATCTTCACGACGAAGCAGGGGTCACAGTTTTGGTGACGACCATCATGGGGTTCGTAGAGTTCGTCGGTCATACACCTGCCGCCTGGTTCAACGCATTGAGCGCCGACAATCCCTTTGTCCCTGCGATGCTATTGCAGACTGCATCTAACTCGAGGTTTTTGGTCCCGGCTTTTGCGTTGAGTGCCGCCAGAAGCCCCAGGTTCTTCGTACCTGCGTAAGCATTAGCGGCCCCAAGTTCCCCCAGGTTATTAGTACCCGCTAGAGAGTTGAGGACGGCCAACCATCCCATCGTGGGTGCGAATGGCCCCGAACTCGGAGCCGACGCCGATACCGTTATTGCGTTCGCCGCGTTGGTTGCGCTCGAAGCGAACGTGGCCGTGGGCGAGTACGACGTAGATGCGACGACTGCGCCAGAAAACGCTACCCCATAATCACTACCAAACGTGTAGGTAAAGGCCGCACCATTAACCGGCGTAACCCCACTGGAGGCGGACTGTGACCCCCAGATGGTTCCGTAGTATGCCAACGTTCCGCTTGAGCCGGTGGTGACCGTGGAGAAGGCGGCGGTAGTAGAGGACGCCGGATTCGTCGGATTGTTGTTCGACACGATCCATGCTGTTCCAGTCCCGAGTCCCGAGACCAACTCATCAACGATGATGTACGTCGTGCCACTCTGACCAGAAGCCGTTATGGTGCAGGTCTGCCCCGCCGCCGCCGCCGTAACCGTGGCAACATACGTCGTGCATCCGTAGCTTCCCCAACTCCCCAGGCATGCCGGTGTCCACGTTAGGGGACTACCGGTGTTGGCGAGTGAAGTGGGTCCGCTAGTTAGCCAGTCCACCGTCACGATAACGATGTCACCCTGAGGACCGAACGTGACGTTGGATACGGATGCGGTGCTTACCCCAACTAGAGGAAATGCTGAAGCCGTTGAGCGAGTGACACTCATCAGTGACCTGATATTAACTCAGTAACGACGCTGGCGGCGGGTTGTTGGTAGATCCCCCACTCGTTGGCCCCGTTTCCAATGGCGTATTGGCACACGACTTTGAGGTAGGAAGAGAACAGGACCCCATTTACTGGGTCCATGCCCGATATCGACGTCATGAAGTCTTGGTAATACTGGGCCTGCAATTGCGGGGTCATGATCCCGTCGTTCGAGGAATTCCAGCCGAACTCGGTGATCCACATATGGGTGGTGTCGCCCTTAGCGATTCGGTTCGCCTGCCAGTTCGCGATGGTCAACCAGTTGGGCCAGGGCGAGTTATCCCCACCGTAGGCGGCCGGCGACCAGTCATAGGTGGTGTTGTTAGAACTCAGGCAGTAGATGTGGAAACTGGCCTGGTCCATGTAAGGGAGGATGCCCGCCGCAACGGCGTTGTTGTAGTACGTCTCGTTTCCGTAGCCGGTTGGTCCCATCCCTTCGAGGACGAAGCCCATCACGGTGCACGTTGGGTCAGCAGACTTCATGGCCGGGTAGGCCAGTGAGTACGCCTGAGCCAACAGGGCATACGGAACGCCCACTCCCGAGGAGTCGGGCTCGTTGAATAGTTCCCAGGTAATCCCTTGCAAACCAGGCTGGGCGACGAGCCAGGCCATCATGGCGGCGAATTGAGCCGGGGTGGTGGGGATTCCGCTGGTCCAGGTTGCCGTGAGTCCGGGGTTGGAGTTCACCGTGACCACGAGTATCGGAGTTAATCCATAGGTTTTATAGGTCGCTACAACACTCGCGACGGTGGCAGCGTTTACCGAGGAGAAGGTACCCGGTACCACTTCAATGCCAGTGAAGGAGCCTTGCGTGAAATTCCAGGGCACGTTGTCCCTGACGTACTTCATCCCGTAGGACTGACAGGCCGCGAGTTGAGCCGTGACAACCCCGTAGTCGATCATCGCCGTGTTCGTGCCGAACCCAAAGGGGAGAGGTTTAATGAACGCCTTGCCACCGAGGGGCATCAGCAGGTGACGGCGGTCGTGGTCCAGGTTGCCGTGGTGCCGGTGGTGACTTTTACAAACCAGCCCGCAGGGAGCCTGACGGTGTAGAGATCACCAACCGCAGCAGCAAGACCATTCACGATAACGGTCGTCACTCCCGACGTCGGTCCGATAGCGACGGTAAGAGTTCCTGCGGCCCCTACTGCGATATAGAGCATGGCGTCGGCGGTGGTCTGGGCAAGTTGCGCCGCCGCCCCCAGGGTGGGCGTGGTGACCGTGGCCACACCCGCTGTATTAGTAGACGTTCCAAACGATCCTATGCAGTCGAAGTTGGTGCCGTCTTGAATGTAAATTCCACCGGCACCGGGAGGCAACACAGTCGGTCCGTTGTGCACGTTGGCGAGCGTGATCGTGCCCGCGCCGGTGTTGGTGATGAAAAGAAGTTGACCGACTTGTTCGTTCGTGAGCGTGACGGTGAAGGTGCCGCTGGTGGCTTGTAGCCAGAAGTCCCCGCCGTTGGTTGCATAAGTCGCGCTGATCTGATTCGGGCTGATCGTGTAGGACCCACCCGAGGTGAACTCAATGGCCCCCGTAACCTGAAGAGTGGATTCCATCGTGGCGGTTGCTTGGAAGTGGACGGGACCGCCAAAGTTCTGCGCTTGTCCGAGGTCGCTACCCGACGACACCGTACGCCAGATGTTCCCGCCGGTGTAGAGAAAGAGCGCCTGCCCAGCGTTGGCCGTGGCATTACCGGCGGTCATGGTGACCGAACCCGCTGTTGCTCCGCCGTTGATGTTCTGACCAGCGTTGGCTGTGATCGTGATGAGGGCCGTGTGGTTGCCGCGATTCACCAAGACGGCCTGTCCGATGGTGGGGGCCGCGGGGAGCGTCACGGTAGCCGCAGCAGTGGTGTTGACGACATCACCAACTGCGGCGGCGATGGCTCCTGAGGTTGTTGCGTTCACCTGGGTCAGAAGTGATGCGCCCCCACCCACTGAGACCGTGTTGTAATGGTCGAAGATGAAGGCCGACGCTGCTGAGTTGTATATCCAGTAGGTGTAGAGGTACTGGCCCGGTGTAGTGGTGAGAGTTGGGAACTGAAGGAACTTCGCTGCGGGAGTAATCGCTCGAGCGGTGCCGTTGTCGCTGAAGGCGATGCACACCTGCTGTCCGTCGACCGGCGTGCCAGTGAGGTTAGTGGTGAGAGAGGTGACGGCCTGAGCCAGGTTAAGGACCTCGAAGACAGTGCCGTTGTCAGTGTTGATTGCTGGAGCCGCCGCTTGGGTTACGGCTACGACGACATTGGGCACCTGGATGGCGGTGTAGTCACCTTTGAGGGCCACGACGGCTCCGCTTCGGGTGAACACAGAGGTAACGTTTCCCACCCCGGCGTTAGCAATAACAAACGCAGTCGTGGCAATAGCTGTGGTGTTCGTACCTAACGTCGCAGTCGGAGCGGTCGGGGTCCCCGTAAGCGCGGGAGAAGACTTCGGAGCAAGCAGAGCTTCGGCGGTTTGTGCTCTTGAAGTCTCGGTAGCCACCGCTGCCGTCACAAAGGACGTATTCGCTAACTGTGTAGTGTTCGTGCCGAGTGTCGCCGTTGGCGCGGCGGGCGTGCCGGTGAACACCGGCGAGATAAGCGGAGCCAGTTTCGGTGCGGCGGTTGTACCTATCGCGGTCTGAACTGCGACCATCGCGTCATTGATGTTGGTGTGTTGCCCCGAGTGACTGGGAGCGTTCATCGGATTTGACGATGCTGGATCGGTGAACGAGTCGATGCTGCCGGGATAATTAGTAGGGGGCATTAGGTCAACTTCCTGGTGAGAGGCAATCGGCGTAGCCGATGCCGTGTGCGGTGTATCCGGCTAAGAGAGCGGATTGGGCTGGGGTCACTAAGTACGAGGACGCCCCAGCAAAGTAGGCAACGGGGTAGGGGTTGTGCGAGGTCGTTGTAACGGTAGGGATTTGTGGGTTAGCCCCTGGTTGAATCGACACCGTCGTGACGTAGGGTCCGGCAGGATCGTTTGGATTCCACGGAAACACCCCACTCATATTGGTGTTGGAGTTCTCCGGGGTGGGGTCGGACTGGACTACTGAATTATCACTCATTATCCATACATTCACGCCACGGTACCTGTTTTCGTAGTGGCGCCATAAATCCGTCTGAGCCTGCGTTGAATCTGGCAGAAACGGAGGGACAACCTTCACCAAGGGGGGCGTGAAGATGCTGCCGAGCGTGGTGACTGCACCTTCGTAGACCGTGGGTGAGTCGTAGGGAGTCGAGGAGTCGTAGAGGAGAGTCACGATGCCATCAATTGTGCCACGCCACCCAGGTCCATCATGCGGTGGTGATCAACAATTCCATGTACGTGGGGTACGAATCCTGCGTTGCGGAGGGTGATCCCGAGTCCCGTAGAGAGGACGTGCCAATCTCTGTACCGCCAGCCAAGATCCCTGAGGGCGTTGGGAAGCGACTGGATCAGTTCACTCCTGAATCGGGTACATCCTAAAATCCCGTATTTCCAGGCTTCGGCGTTCTCATCCGTGTGATTGGAGTAGCGGAACGTACACCAAGGCTCGGGGCAGTCCTCAAACTCCTGGAAGATCGCTGGGTTCGCCGCCACGTCGTGCTCAATAACAGTGAACTCATCAGTCCACCAATCACACAGAACGCGCCAATAGTCGTAGTTAGAACTCCCCACGTACTGCCAGCATGCCCCCGAGGGGACACCGAGTTCGGTCTTTCGATGCCTGATGGTGTAAGGGACGAGGACATTCGCATCCCCTCTCTGGCACACCTGGTAGTACTCACGGTCGTCATCCCACCCGTAGGTCGTGGCGCGATTCTTCCCGCTGTCAACGACAGTCTCTATCGTTCTCCCAGACGGGAGTATCTCGAAACTGTCAGAGACAACGATGAACGGTCCACGCGGTTCACCGACTCGGTAGAACGGCTCGGCCATGGGGTTCCTAGTTCAGATACAACAGGGGAATCGCGGCGGCAGCAGTCGGCTGGGTGAAGGTCGAGCCAACGGCCAGGGGCGTCGTTGCGGTCGTCGCACACGGGCCAGAGTTGAACGGTGCGACGTTTCCGCGTCCGTGAGTTCCCAAGGTCGTCGAGGCAGCGACAGTCGGACCCGTGGTTCCTGCGATGCAGAAGAACACGTAGTACTGCGCTGAGGCCGGGATGACGTAGGGAGTAGCGAAAGCGAATGACTGAACCGTGTCGGCAGCGATAACTGCTGTAGTCGTGTCCGCTGTCACCGCAAGAACCTTGGAGGTCGTCGCCACGGTTGCGATGCCAGCCCACTGGTGAGTCGGGGTTGAGCTCGGAGTGACCGCGTTTATCAGACTGATGTTGTTCAGGATTGCACCCTGACTCAGGGTCATGATCGTGGCGAACACCGTCCCGGCAGTAGCCGTCAGTGACGAGGTAGCCAACTCATCCATGACGGACTGAGCGAAGACGTTGGTCAGAGCCGAAGGGCCGGTGTAGCCACCAAGGAACTGTTGGAGTGCCATGACGGCAGGACCGATGTTTGGGTCATAGGCCCTGTTGAGTACGTCGGGCGTGGACGGAAAGGTAGAGCCTGCGCCCGTTCCTACCGCTTGGTTCTGTGCTGGCATTGGTTATTCTCCTGTAGTAGCCGGGATGTCCGGGGTTTCGGGTGGATGGATTCCACCAGCCGGTGCGTTGACGCCCCATATAGGGTCGTCCCAACGGTTCTGGGGGAGCATGATGCTCTCGGTGTCTCCGCGCTGAGAGCGCGCACCGTTAGAGCGGTCGGTGTCGGCGTAGGGGCGAGCGTCGCCTGCGGTGGGGGTGTAGTGGCTTTGATCTGCCCCCCCACTTTCGGGGTCTTTGGCCCACGTCTGGGGAATCGCTTTAGCCATTGTCGCTACCTGGGTATTTCTCTCCGAACTTGGTGAAGGAACCTACCTGAGGCTCGGGGAGGGATGAGTTCATAATCCCCGAATCGGAGGTTGTCCATCCATCAGGGGCCGGGCCTTCCACATCTCCCTTGGAATCTTGAGGGGCCGAGAAAGCCGGACCCATGATCGGGGATTCTCCGGCCACGATGATCTGAACCATCGGTTCGCCAGTGTTCCCTTCCCAGGTCCAGTTGGTGTTCGGCTCAACTCCCAAGAGATTGGGGGTGGGGCCAGCGTTCTCGTAGGTGGCGATGGGGAGATTCACTCCTCGTCCGTCCTGAGTACGTGAGCCGGTGAGGTCAGCGTGAGTCAAGGGACTGACGCCGTGATCACGTCGGGACATCGGGTCTTCTAGAGCCACGGGATGTCTCCTTCGGGATGAACTTCTCCCTGATACTGACCTTCCATGATGATGCCGTGATCGAAGGCCGCGTCATTCTTCGCAGAACGCGCTGGTCGGTCCACGATGGCTCCCGTGTCCGAGAGCCCAGCAATCTGGATGTCAGGCTTTAGTCCGAGTCCTGACTGAGCGCCAGACCACGGAACTTCAGCAGGGAGTCTCGAGCCAGTTGAAGCGGTGTCATTGGTCATCGGAAGTCCGTCAGCCATCAAGTTCCTTTCGTAGTTCGTCGAGTTGTTCAGGGCTCAATGAGGAGAGGTCGAAGGGAGGTCCCATGACCGACTCAGGCTCTTCCTCTTCTGCCTCCTCTAGCGCCTCTACAGGGGCGTCTGGGAAGACAGGAGCCAGGCCCACCGGCTCAAGATCGCTGAGTTCCTTGATCGGCACGCCAGAGTTCGACAGGTTCGGTCCTTCTACCTGAGGCGTAACAAGGTTCGCGTTGTCGTCGGTGACTTCCCCACAGGACAGGCATTGGTGCCCACGGATGAGCGCCTGCATGAGGTCGCTTCGCCCGCACTTCGCACACTGAACTGCCATGAAAACTCCTTGATGGAGTGGAGGGAGGTTTGGCCCTCCCTCCACATCTAGTTAGATCAATTATCCACGGGGGGGTTGTCCGAACCGGCTGTGGTGTTCTGGCCGATTGACGAAGCGGACTCTTGACGCCACACTGACGCGGAGCGGAAGATCCCGTACCCACCCTGCCATTTCCATCCCAAAGGCTGGAATCGACGCAAGGTGTCCGTGATCGGACCCATGACCACGACAGGGAGAGGGCCGTTGCCGTCCTTGATCGACCACACCTTGGCGAGTGCCTGACGGCCCAGGAACAAAGTCCCGTACACATCGGTGTCGGTCGTTGAGGAACCAGCGTCCGCGAAGAGCGGAGCGGTCGGAGTCTCCAAGAAACGCGCCCCGGCGAAGGAACCGATCTCTCCACGGAAGATTTCGTCCGGTGCGGAGTAGACGTGCGGCGCGATCAAGGCTTGGTTACCCGATTCCTGCCAGAGGTCAAAGGCGTTGTCCGGGTGGATGATCGAGACGTAGTACCCACCGAATCCTGGGACGTTGTTACGCTTCAGGGCCGCGACGTTGTAGCGAATGTCGTAAGCGCGGAGCGTGTCGTTGGGGGTGATGGCGTTACGTCCACCAGGAGTCACGCCCGTAGCACCGGCTGAGTACGAGACGTTCGTACCGGCCTGGAGCTGGATCTTCGCCAACTCATCCAGTGAACGACCTGCGTTGTAACCCACGGTGTTGGCCTGAATCTCGTCAATGGAGACGAAGG